TTACCGAAAATAGCGGCGATCACGATAAGGGCGATGATGTCCTGAAAGCCTCCGTTGTTCCCGAAGAAACCACCGTTACCATTACCTCCGTTCATGAGTCCCATGAGATAACCGGTATCAATACCACGGTTTTGCAAGGACGGGAGGATAGAGGCCAGCAAACCGTTGCTCGCCCCGCCAGCTCCGTCTTGATTAAACACATAAGTTTTTTCCATTATATCTTAAATCTTTAGTTACGGTCAATATCAACCGTGACACAAAAATCAAGAGAAGGCTTTTGCTTCTAAAATAATGATTTGCTAGTCCTTTGCTAATTCATTGCTAATTTGTTGCTGATAAGTTATGAGCATCCAGCTACGATTGTATTTGCTAGGGAAAGTATTCCTTACGTAATTGACAGCCTGTCTCGTCAATCCCGTAAGCTCCGATATCACGGTATCCGTGTAGCCTTTCATCGTTAGATTCATTATGACAAGATTCCGTGCGTCAACGTACTTTTCTCTTTTACATGAGAACATCATTATAGGATCAACCCCACACACCTCACAGGCGATAGAAATAACCCTTCTGTAAAATTC